CGCCACCGGCTTCCGAAGATCGAGATGTGTCGCAAGCGACAGCTTCATCAACGACGAAACCCTTTGGACTGAGGTAACGGATGGGGCTGGAACACAGACCGTATATCGGTAGTTGGACAATGGGGTCACGTAAGGTGATCCAGCATACACCTGATGCCCTCGTTTACATCAACGGTGACATGTCCGTTCCTGGCTGTGTCAAGTGCAACAGCTATATCAACATCCAGGAATTTATCACCTCGGTTTCTGTAGATGCTGGAACAGATGCAGCGGGGGCCTCAGCTTCGGTAACCCTGTCTGTTCCAATTCACCACTTGGATTCTTTTGCCCGAGATGCCCAGTTCATACTACGGCCTGGTCTCGAAGTTCATGTCTACCAGCGGGGTTACTTCCCGGTGAAAGGGATGTTCTCCAATCTGGCGGGTGCATCCAGTCCTGAGAATATGGACATTCATTCCCCCTCCGGTCCGATTCAAGTAGGTAAGTGGACGGGCAAGTACAGCCCGGACAATCTGTTGTCCTCCCATGAGGGGCCACTGGGGGATTTACCCCAGGAGGTACAGAACAACCTGTGGGCTGTCTGCAACAATATGGAGACCATCGATCAGTATTTTGCTGCCCGTGCCGAACGTGGAGACTTCGGTTCTTACGAGCCGGGGTCCATGTCTATTCATGTGGGGGACGGGTACGCTACCAAAGGGCACGCAGATGACAGCCAGCATTACGTGGGTAATGCCCTCGATTTCAATATGCAGTACAAGGATGAGAAAGGGCGTACCCATATGGTCCCCAAAGATGACACCTGGGCGGGCCTTATCAGGATGCAGCAAACAGATTATATTGAGCACGGGGGGATTGGCTCCTATAGCAAAGTAGATGCTGCGGGTAACCCGACGGGTTGGTATGTCAATCCCCATTTCGACCGACGTGGTTTGAATGATGACAACAAAGACCCTCGTTGGAATCGCCGGAAGGCTCCGGGGGAGAAAAATGGGACGGGTGGTTTCAGTCCCACATCGTCAATGGATGAGGCTTATGCGAACAGCCCCTTACCGGGGAAGCTGGATGGTGTTTACAGTTATGACGAGAATGAGGCCGCTAAGAACACTACCCCCAAGGTTGGGATTGCTAGTGATGGCGCTCCTAAACAGGAACCCAATTGGCAGCCAACACCGTTGGACCAGATGGGAATGTCCGATAAGGATCTGGAGAATCTGTTAGCGTACCCCTACTACCACACTTTCCATGGGGTGGTGACACAGGTCTCATTCTCATGGAGTCCCGGCACACAGGAGATCACTATTCAGTGCGCCTCGATGCTTCATTTCTGGCAGTATCACCAGATGAGCACCAATGCTTCGGTGTTTGGGGCCAGACCTCACAACTCTAAAGCTCGTGTCTCAATGGTTGGGCACAACTTCACAGGGATGCACCCCTACGAGATCATGTACACCTTGCACCATGACACAGCGGGAGCAGCAGGAGGTATCTCTTGGGCAATGTCCCAAAAGACCAACCAGAAAGCTCGGAGTTCGATTACGGGTGAATCTCTCTTCAGTATGAATCTCCGGTACTGGCAACAGCGGTTCAACCAACGTGAAACGAAGCTCCGGTTACACGGGGTTACAGGCATGTTGTTCAACTCCGCTCAGGCAACCTGGCTCAGCCGGAAGAAGAGTGGTGTCCTGACCGATATGATCCGACGGAGATTCAATCTCCGTTCCGACCGACGTGGTGGCGACATTCTAACGTCTTCCCTTTTTGAGGCGTTGGTTTGGGGGCGGTCACATGCTGGGAAACCCAAGCCGGGTTCAAAAAATCCCCGACTGGAATTGAATGTCATCGAGATGGAAGCGTTTGTGTCCAACATTTCAGAATGGGGCAACATTCAACTGTTTGAATCGACCTACGAGTCAAAGCTCGATATCGCCCAAAAGGTCTGTGAAACTACCGGGTTCGAGTTCTATCAGGATGTAGATGGGGACTTCGTGTTTAAGCCTCCCATGTACAATCTGGATACTTCTAGCAGCCGGGCGTACCGGATTGAGGACATTGACCTCATCAGTATCAACTTTGATGAGAAGGAACCCGAGGTCACCTACATGACGGTGAAGGGTTCCGGGATGAAGAACCAGTTAGGGGTCGGGTTAGAAAATGAGTGGGGCAAGAAGGGGATGTACATCGATTACCGGCTGGTAGCACAGTACGGCTGGCGTCCGGGGAACTACGAGGCTGAGTATTTCAGCAATAAGGCTGCGATGTTTTTTGCAGCAGTCAATCGTATGGACATTATGAATGCCCCGGTAAATTCTGCATCCGCATCCATTCCGGTACGCCCAGAGATTCGACCCGGCTATCCTTTCTACATCCCCTATCTGGATTGCTTCTACTATTGCCCCAGTTTCGCTCACAGCTATCAGGTTGGGGGGCAGTGTACGACGACGCTCCAGTTGATTGCCAAGCGTGCCAAGTTTTACGCTCCTGGTGACCCCACCAAGGGAGAGAAAGGGATTGAGGCTATCAATCTGGGGTACCCCTCATTCCCGCCCATGCCATTACAGATTGAGGCTCTCGACGGTCGTCCTCGGATGAAAGGGTTCCCTAACGTAGTGATGGCATTGGATCCCAACCAGTTGAACCCAACATATTTTATGGTTGGTGCCGATATCGACTTGATGGATACGAAAGAGGCGTTGGGTGGCCTGTTGAAGATGGCGGTAGATCTCAATGTGCTGACAACTAAAGATAAGGGTGACCCAGGGCCGGTGTACTGGATGGAGTTAAACGATGGCTCGCAAAAGATCGATTTCTGGTACGATCCCGAGGGAGAAATTGCCCCTCCAGGTCATGCGGACATCAAAACAGTTGCAATGCAGTATCAGAAAGCCTTGGTGGCATTTCAGGAGGGGCAAACAAAGATCACTGAGACAATGATGGGATTGATGGAGAAAGTGATCGAAGCGGACGAAAAACTTCGAAATGTTCACGCTGACCCAGAAAGTACACCGGATAAGGTGGATAAGGCGCTGAAGAAGGCTGCAAAGGCACGTAAGAATCTCCATGCCGAAGAAAATAAGTTTGAGATGACCCGAAAAGCCTTTGACACGTCCGAAGATGAGGATTTCCCTTTGAAGGGGACTTTCCTGAAGCTGATACGAGAGGTTGGTTCCCGGTTCTTTTCATCCAACCAATTTGGTGCTGCATACGGTGACCCGGATGCTACGGCTACTATGTTGGACATGCTGTCCGATACAAAGGCCATCATGACGAGTGGGGATATGCCGGGAATGTACCGTTATTATTCTGCATCCCACCCTCACAAAGAACAGCAAGGGCAGCCGCCTATCAAAATCACAAAGGGAGCCAAGGAGACTGTAACTCCTTTTGTGCAGGGGGCAAGACCAGTGCCTACTTTTGTACCCTCGGGACAGTTGCAAGTACTGGACACCAGTTCAACACCTCCTGATGCCCAACTGATGGACAAGGTGCCTATCTGGGGTCTCCGGGTGTTAACGGGTAAGGAGCCGGGTAGCGGTGAGTTCCTACCAACTAATGAGATCCGGCAGCTAATGTTTGGGGTACACCAAGTACACCTCCTTACGAGACGAGGCACTGGGAAGTATATTAATCGTAAGGTTGATCTGGGGTTGGGGATTGGCAAACGGATCAACGGCTACTTCTGGGAAGCTGATGACGTTGCATGGAAAAATGATCCGTTGGGGGCGATACCTTTGACGTTCCTAAACTCTATTCTGGCGAAGGTCAATAAAGCTATCTCAGGGGCGGGGACTACCGAACATGATGGTAGTTGGGGATTTGCGGTGAAGGTACTTGAGACCGCAGGGTACCTCAAGGCTGAGGTTCCTCCGATACAAGACATTGGATTAGGGGATGAGGGAAAAGGTACTGCTTTCTTGTATCGGGGGGTCACTGTTGATCTAACTAAGCCTTTGAGTAGTTATAAGTTAGCGGACAACCCCGAGGGTGCCGAGTTGATGTTCCCCGGTTCAGACCGATTCTCGGCACTTCAAGTATGGCATGGTCTTTCCGATGAGTTCGCAAAGGGGGTCACTTCCCAAGTACAGACGGTCAAAAACAACTGGCTTCAGGAATTAGATAAGATAGAGGGGCTCCCGATGGAGGTTCGGATGGAAGCCCTGAGTGAATTGCTCCGGGGTTTCCAGATGGCCATGGGAGGCAAAAATCGCCGGGTGCGGAACGTGAGGACACGGAAAGAAACCCCTTGGCGTAAGAATATCTATAGTCCCGTATTTCCTGTGTCCGATAGTCAAGGTTACGAGGTTATCGGGTCGTACCGTTACGGGCGAGATCTTGACATTGACCCGGCGGGGGTTTTCGACGTGCTCCTCAGACAGGATCCTCTTGATTTGTTGCCAAGCAAACTACGTGAGCAGTTTGTTGACATTATTGAAGGGAAAGGGATTGTAGTCGAGAAGGAAGTTGAGGGTGTGAAATCCTCGACCGGCGGGGCAGCAACAACAAAAGACAAAGTGAGTGGGGTGACAGCATCCAGTGAGGTAGAACGCAAAGTCATAGAGGTTCTACGCAACAACATGACCGACAAACAGATATTGGATCTGGGACTGGCGGGGACCACAGCAGACCCCTCGGTACTCATGTTGGAACTTCGGAACTGGATTGCGGACAAGAACAAGGATGGCTTGATGAAGATTCCGGTGATTAATGCCGGGTATTCACTGGGAGATCTTCAGCTTCACACCGGGGCCAGTATCTGCCGCTGTAAGGCCGCAGAAGCCGATGTCCTACTCCATGTGGCGGGTGAGGACGACTTCGTTGCTGTGGCGGCGTCTGGGGCTGTTTTACCGGAAGCCTGGGGTGATTCGGACCTTGATCCGATAACCCGGTGGGAGATGATCGCTGCGTCGCAGGCAGCACCCGCCTGGCAACAGGCACAAGAAGCGTTGCGGGGTGTGCGACCTATTGTCAATGAAAGTAGCATCGTGAAGGCATTTCAGAACCTGGGTGAAACTTACTCGGACTGGCAGGATGACATTTCAAAGCAAGCGGAAACCTTGGAAGCACAATCCGAGGCCATGTACAACGAATCCACCCAGGCTATTGAAGACTCAATCGATGCCTTCGGCGAGGAGGATGAATAATGAGTGGTCCTCTTGATTACGGGCGCAGACGCCCGGTAGCCCCACCGACTTTGACCCGAGGTGAGCTTCGTGCCTCTAATCAAAAGGCTAAGAGGGACAAAGAGAAGGATAGCCCCGATTTCAACCTCGGGTTGGGAATGGCCGAGGTCTACGGGGTCGACTACGAAGCCCACTTAGTGAGTCTCCGTGTATTGACGGGGGCCTCCGGGCAGTACGACCGAGTTCCTGTTCCTATGACCTATCCTGGTGCGGGTGCCCGACATTTCCTGGGTGCAATGCCCCAAGAGGGCGACCGTTGCATTGTTGGGTGGGTGCCTACAGGTAGCTGGAAAACGAATGGGGGTTCCGGTGGTTCCGGTGGCACTAAGAACCCCATCATTCTTTCCTGGTTAATTCCGGGGGTGTGGCCTGGACGTGACTGGTTAACTACAGCCGAGGTGGAGGACAATGAATTTGACCCTTCCCATGGTCAGCAGGCTTTCTTGGGAAGTGCTTATGGCCGTGTCCGCCACAAGCTCCGTCACATCTTGCCTGGTAACATTGTGGCCAGTTCCGCACAGGGCGCAGATCTGGTGTTGGATGAGGGTGTGACAATCTCTAACAGACGAGGGAATGAGATCCGACTCCGGGATCAGGACCAAGCCCTTGTGACACGGAGCCTTCAGCAGTTCCATGCGATGGCGGGCACTCGTATCTATGCTGGGATGGTACAACGGGATGCAACGATCCTCCCGGAGATGATGGTTTCTGATGGGAATGTTTGGGACGGGCCTATTCAAGCTGTGCTAGGGCAACCTCTTCAGGACTACCAGTTACCCCCGGATATATCATCACCCTCCGGGTTCTTGACCCCCGCCCGGACGTTCCACCGAGATTCTGTGGGTGCTGACAATGGGTATTTGGATAGGAGCACCCTCACCATCAGTCCCTATCTCGACCCATATCAATTCCTGAAGACCGGGGGCTTCATCGATGACACGGGCTACGTGGTCGATAACAAGTATTCAGCAGATGGCGTATACGGGGGCAAGCCTATCTACCGGGTGACCTCCCAGTCTAAGGACAATGCGACGCTAGACCCGGATGCAGCGACGCTGACAGAATACCGCATCGAGTTGAATCATACGTCGAAAGGGCGGCTCCCGGTTACAGAACAGACGGATTTGCTGGATGCGGAGCGGCTACCCGGACGTGACCCGAACTTGCCTGTGAACGGACCTCCCACCAACACTCCTTTCATGGAGTGGGTTATGGGGAGTGTGGTCGGGAACGACCCCTTCACGAAGGACGGCAGGACGAAGTACGGGCTGCCATTGATAGCGACTATCTTTGACGGCAACGTCCCGAACCCTCGGTTGGAACCAGCAAAGCTGGCTGAGATGGGTGGTGATGCCACCCCAACCCCCCTGCTGAACCAAGCAGCATCCCTCTTCCGGGTGACCCCGCCTACGGGGAAACTCCCCAGTACCTTCTGGTCAGTGAACAAACAGGGACAACTCCGGGCAGCGATTGGTGGTAATGCCCGTGAGAACTCCATCGAGGCATTTACTAGCGGCGGGTTGAAGCTAGGTGTGGCGGGCAAGTTCCAGTTGTTACTCAATGGACACATGGAACTTGGCACCCTGAGCAAATCAAGTATGGCTTTGACTGCTCAGGAGGGG